ATGGTAAATCTATCTGTTGGAAGAGGCGAAAAGCTATCTACTAAAAAGGGAGCTGGATTAACCGCAAAAGGAGTAGCAAAGTACAAACGCGCTAATCCTGGATCTAAATTAAAAACTGCCGTAACTGGTAAAGTAAAAGCTGGAAGTAAAGACGCTAAAAGAAGAAAGTCTTTTTGTGCTCGATCTAAAGGCTGGACAGGTGAACGAGGCAAGGCAGCTAGAAAAAGGTGGAAGTGTTGATATGGTAAAACTTACAAAAAAGAACTTTCCTAAAAGTAAAGGTACCGGTAAAAGTACTAAGAAGACTGGTATAGCTAAAAAGGCTGAAGAATCAGGAATGCCTGCAAGCGTACTAAGCGCAGTATACAGAAGAGGTATTGGAGCTGCTAAGACTACAGGTACAAGACCTGGAGTTAAGTCACCACAACAATGGGCTATGGCTAGAGTAAACTCATTTATCGCTAAGAAGCCTGGTACGTGGGGAGGAGCCGATAAGGATCTAGCAGCTAAGGTTAGAGGTAAGAAGAAAAAATCATGAGTAAATTACACCCTAACTCACTAAAGAATCTGCGCCCCTTCTCTAAAGAAGGTGCGCGCGCCGGCCAAAAGAATTCTGTTATAGCACGTAAGGCTAATAAAGAAGCGCGAGAAGCATTAAAGCTTACATTAAACGACTGGAAAGCTTTGAAAGAAGAAGTTCAAGATGATGCTCCTGCTGCTTTAGACGTATTAAAAATAGCTATGACAAAAGCTTTATCTGTAGAAGATATGGACGAAGCTACACGATTAGCAACAGTATTAGCAGAGTTTGAAGCTCCTAAACTACAGAGACAAGATATAAATCAGATAACTAAGACTGCTGATTTGACTGACGAAGAATTACAAGAAGCACTAGAGGATATAGAACTACAATTTAGTGTAGAACCTAAAAACATGAACTGAGGTAAATAATGTGGAAGATACGAAGTCCTTACAAAAAGACAGCAAGTACAATGAGTATGACGAAGATGGAGACGGAGTCGTTACAGATGAAGAGCTCCGGCATGTCAAAGAAATTAAGGAAGTCGAACATAATTTACGGAAACAGCGTGCACAAAGAAGAATGGCCACTTGGACACTTATCGGAATGGGTGCGTTCACGGTGGTAATGTTTGTTATACCATTAGATAGGGTAACTGCATTATCAGATATTAGTAACTTATTTTATATTAGTGGCGCAGGTATAGTAGGCGCATATATGGGTACAACTGCTTACATGAGCAAGAAATAGAAAGGAAAGTTATGGCTTTTAAATTATCGCAAAGATCGTTTCAGAAACTAGTTGGCGTACACCCATACATGGATTCTGTTGTAAGAAAGGCTATTGAACTAACTAAAATAGACTTTGGTGTTACATATGGCGTAAGAACTGTAGAAGAACAAGAGAAGCTAGTAGCTGCTGGCAGATCACAAACTATGAAAAGTAAACATTTAAAACAAGACGATGGGTATTGTCATGCTGTAGATTTAATGGCATACGTAGACGGAGAGGCCTGTTGGGAATTAAATGTTTATGATGATATATGTGATGCAATGAAGGAAGCAGCTAAAGCACAAAACATAGCTATTAAGTGGGGAGCTGCTTGGTCTGAGGGTGATATTAGAAACTACCCAGGCACTGCTGAAGAAGCTATGAATAAATATGTTGATTTAAGAAGATCACAAGGAAGACGTCCGTTTATCGACGGACCACACTTCGAATTAATATTAGATTGAATGAACCCGGGAGCGGATCATGACTAGATACATACAAGACGCTGTATTGCAGCAACAGAAAAAAGAAAAGACTACTAAGGAAGTATTAGACAAGCCACTTCCTAAACCTAAAGAATACACTTCTGCTGAACTAGAAAAAGCAGCAAGGACTTATTTGAAAATAGGAGGTAAGTATTAATGAAACGGTATGGTTATAAAGAGCCAGTTACCGATGAGCAACTCATTAATCTTATCGAAATGGGAGTTCAAAATAGTACTGGTGACTTTCTAAATAGTTCTGACTTAGCTAGAGAAAGACTGAAAGCAACTTATGAGTACGCTGGCGTTGCGTCAGATCATTTGTCTCCTCAAGGTGTTTCAACTATTGTTGACACTTCTACTACAGAAGTTATAGAAGCTTATACTGCTATTTTAGCTGATTTGTTTTTAAACAATCATAAGCTAGCTAGGTTTGTGCCTTACGATGATAGTCCTGCAGCATTTAAGTCTGCAAAAGATGCTAGTGATATAGTTAACTATTGTATATTTAAACATAACAATGGTTGGGAGTTTATGTCACAGTGGATTAAAGCTGCGTTGTTATGGAAAAACTCTGTATGTAGATGGGATTATATAGAAGATTATGATTATGTATTTGAAGACTACGAAGAAATAACACAAATGAAGCTAGATGAAATTCTAGCGGATGATGATGTTGAAGTTGTTGGTGAACTAGAGTTTGAAAATAGACCTATAAAGTTAGATCCTACTAGTAATATTACTTCAGATGAAGTTGAGCTAATATATATAAATGTTAGAGTTAGAAAGAAAATAGATAAGTCTAAGGTAAAACTAGAACTAATACCACCAGAAAATTTTAGAATATCACGAGAGTCTACATGTATATCTGATGCACAGTTTGTAGGAATACAGACACAAATGTCAAGATCTGAAATACGAAAGTATTATCCAGAAGTATCTGATGATATAGATTTTGATACTATGCATGACACTTCATGGTTAGGTTCTGCAAAGTACTCACAAGATGTTGCTGCTAGAAAGCACGTAACAGGACAAGAGTACTGGCAAGGATCTGCTGAATCGTATGAAGTGCCATTAGAAGCAAATATAAATGTAAACGTTACAGAATGTTGGATAAGAGTAGATAGAGATGGAGATGGTATTGCTGAGTTAAAGCACATTATGACTATAGGTAACAACATCATATATGAAAACGATGTTGATGAAATACCTTTAGCTTCTATAGTTCCTATTGATATACCTTTCGAGTTTTATGGTTTATCAATGGCAGACTTTACAAGAAGCTCTACATTAGCAAATACAGCAATATTAAGAGGTTTTGTAGAAAATACTTACTTAACTAATTATGCTCCAAAGCTCGCTGATCCAAACGTAGTAGATTTTTCTGCTTTACAAAATATGAAGCCGAAGCAGATTATACCTACAAACGGTAGTCCACAAGGATCGGTGGCAACTCTACCACCTGAAACTATATCTACAGGTACAGTTCCTTTATTAAACCATCTACAAACGATAAAAGAACAAGCCACAGGTATGAGTAAAACAGTACAAGGTCTTAATGACACGTTGTACGTATCAGGCAACTCTGAACAAAAGTTTGCCGCTGTTCAATCAGCAGCCCAGAAGCGCATATCTCATATTGCGCGGCGATTTGCTGAAACAGGATTTAAGCGGTTAATTGCTGGGGTCTATACTACTATGCATAGGAATATGAAAAGAAAACTTTCTTTTAATATGAACAATGTATATAAAACTATAGATATGAACGCACTACCAAGTAAAATGGAAGTTGAAATTCTTCTTGATATAGGAGAAAATAGTAATAGTACTAGACTTAATAAGTTGAAACAAATAGGTGCAGAAGTTCTCCCGGCTTTAAATAAACAAGGAGCAGGTATGGCTATAAAGCCAGAAGCTCCTGCAGTATTAGCCACTAAGATAATAGAGGCTATGAACTTAGATAGTAACGATTTCTTAGAGGACTATAACAAAGACGAGTTTAGGCAAAAAGCTATGAAAGCAATACAGTTGCAATCGCAAGCTGCTAAAACAACTAGAGAAGCAGCAATGCAAAAAGCAATGAGTGACGTTAAATTGCAAGAAGCAAATATTACCTATACTAATGCTCAAGCTAAAAATACTATGGATGATAACGCTAGACAACTAGCTGTTGCTATCGATAAGCACTTTCAGCAATGGGCAGATCTTAGTGTCAAAGCACAAAAGGAAGGGGCACAAATACCGCCTCATCCTAGCTATGACGAAATATTAATGATGGCAAGTAGCATTTTAGGAGGAAAAAATGGGAACAGTAACAATTAATGCTTCAGGAGTTGGAGCGGCACAATCAGGTACAGTAACTACTGCTGCCGGCTCAGGAGCTGGAAGTATAATAGTTACTAACGACTCTGATGCTAGAATAAAATTTAATGTAGCTACAGCAGGAACAGATGTACAGACAGGATTAACTTGTGCTGAAAAGTCTTTTCTTATAGTTACAGGGCTAGATAATGGAGCCCAAACATTAACTAGTTTAACAACAGCGCATGGTACAGTTGCACAAAATGGTGAGATTGTATATAATACGCTAATTGCTTAAATGAATAAGGAAGCTATGATAACACATATTATTATGGTTATCGGACTTTTCTTAGTCATTTATTATTTTGCTTTTTAAATAGAAAAATTAAGGATAAAATGGATAAGTATAAAGCGACGGCTGAGAAGAGGCTAAGTAATACTAAATCCTATGGTAATCATAAGATTCACCCTGAAGAGCTAGCTAGACGAGCACACGTACAAGGTAAGTTTGCAGCTAGAGAGCGTGATGAATTTTTTGATGAAGCATATGGAGACATATTAGTAGATCTGTTTTTACAATGGTTAAAGACCGAGCCTCACGAAACTAAGTCTCGAGAATTTTTATACGCGTCTGCAATGGCACTTGGTAGTGTCAAAGAAAAGATGATAAATATTGAGACTTACGGAAAAAACGTACCTATAATGAAGGAGAACGAGAGTGAGGGAAATTAATAAAACCGAACTACTATATAACATTGATACAATGATAAATACTTTAGAGTATGATTCTATGAGATCTGCAGGTAAAACAAAAATTAACTGTGGATTACTAGTAAACTTATATAATCTAAAAGATATTTATAAAAAGGAATTAAAGAATTCCAAGGCAGCCCCAATAAAGGAGGTGGCTAATGGATAACAATACAGAAGCACAAGTGGACTCTACCCGACAGGATGATTCCCAAGCCAATGTAGGTCGAACAGAAGATCAGTTGCTGGCTGACATTGTGAAAAGCTCGCCTTTTACACAATCTCTACCCGAAGAGCAAGTGCCTGAGTTAGACCCGGAAGAATCAGAGGAAGCTGAGACCCAAGAGTCTGAGGAAGCCGTTAGTGAAGAAGTTGAAGAGGAAGTCAAAGTAGAAAGTGAAGAAGTACCAGCTGAGGATGCCGTTGAAGAAACCGCTACCCAAGAAGTTGAGACTTATTCTCAAGAAGACTTAGACTTAGATGCTAAAGTTTCTGTGAAAATTGATGGCACAGATACTCAAGTATCTTTTGGTGATCTTATTAAAGGTTACGCTACCGAACAATCTCTTTCTAAAAAGGGTCGAGAGCTTGGAGATGCTAGGAAAAAGCTTGATGAAGAATACCATGGTAAGCTATCACAACTTGACAGTATGTCAAAAGCTAGCTTAACAGTATTATTTTCAAGTGAAAAAGACTTAGCGGAAAAATACCATAAACTCGAGGAAAAAATTACAGAAGCACGTAAGGACAATGACTCATACAACTTAAGTGAGTTAAAAGACGAGCGTGAACAAGTGCAAAAAGAGTATTGGACAGCTCGTAACAAGCGAGAGCAATTGACAACTGCTGTGCAAAAGCAGTCACAGGAGGAAACTCAGAAAGCTTGGAATGAGCAAATACAACATTTTAACGATACTATTCCTACTATGATACCTGGTTACGACGAAGGTAGAGCTAAACTTATACGTGAGTTTGCTTTAACAGAAGGAATAAAAGAAGATGTTTTAAATACTGTTACTGATCCTAGCATAGTAAAGTTTGTAGATGACTACAGACAACTAAAGCAAGGCATCAAGCAAGGTTCTGTAAAACGTAAAGCCTTGCCAGTTAAGAAGGCACCAGTGAGGAAAGCTAAAACTGTTTCTAAACAGAAGCAAGATGCTGACCAAGTATTGCGTGCAAAAGTACTAGCTGGAAAAGGCGATGGCGCCGACGATATGGATTTCCTAAAGTCTATAGCCCAAAAGTCTCTGAGTAACGTTTAACTTAACTCAGTCTTTGGAGGTAATTACAAATGACTAATGTACTTGGTGTACGTGGTGCGGGTGGACCAGCAGGTCCAGCTAGATCCACAGGCAAAGATGTCTCCCAACGGGAAGACCTTGCTGATTTTATTACGATGATTACAAGGGATGAAACCCCTTTTATATCATCTATCGGTAAAGCGAAAGCTACTGCAATCTATCACGAATGGCAGACTGACGAACTAGAAACTCCTGGTGACTCAAAGATCGGTGAAGGTACCGATTACATTGAGCCTGTATCAGGTGGTGGTGCGTCTGCAACTCCTACTGTTGGTGCTAAGTTTGCAACTGACGGACCTAACCGAACTCGACTAGGTAACTACACACAGATCAATGGTAAAACTATTGCTGTGTCAGGAACTAGACGAGCTGTTGATCAAGCTGGTGTAGCTGATGAATACGCTTACCAACTTAAAAAGCGTGGAACTGAAATGAAGCGTGACGTCGAGCACGACATGATTCACTCACATAACGTTTCTGCTGCTGTTGGTAACCAAAATGCTAACGCTAGAAGTGCTGGTGGATATCAAGCATTTATTAACTCTACTGACACTTGCGTATACGTAGGTGGATATGGTGCTCCTGCAACTGTTGCAGATGGTACTGGTAGAATTAGGAATGCTGCTACTTCTGGAACTGCTCAGCCTGCTACAGGTTCTTTAGCATTAACAGACATCGACTCTGTTATGCAGAAAATCTACGAGCAAGGTGGAACTGCTACTAGCATAATGGTATCACCAAAATTAAGGAGAGACTTCTCTGACTTAATGATATCTGATACAGGTGTTAAGCGAGAAATCGGAACCTCAGGACAACTACGTCAATCAGTAGACGTATACATGTCTGACTTTGGTGACTTAATGGTAGTACCTAACTACATCATGGGTCTAACAAATGCTGTACAGCTAACAAACTCTGCTGGATCACCTGGTAACCTAGGTGCTACAACTAACATGGCAGACAAGTCAGCGTTGGTTTATGATCCTATGTATTTTGCTATTGCGAATCTACGACCTCTACAAGAGGTAGACGTAGGGCAAAAGGGTGACTCAACTGTTGGAATGATGGTTGAAGAGCTTACACTTGAAGTACGTAATCCTAAGGGTTGCGGAGCTATCTACGGTCTTGCATAAGACTTTTGGGGAGGTTTAATCGCCTCCCCATTTTTTAAATCAAGGAGATACAAATGGATCACGCTAAAAAAATGATGCATGGTGGTAAAGTACACTACAAGCCAGGTGGCGGAATGGTAATGGATGACATGAATAAAGTCATGATGAAGATGCATGGTGGTAAGGTTCATGATGCTAAGTACTACCAAAAAGGAGCTAAAGTAGCAGGTTGTGGACCAGCTAGAAATAAACCTAACATGACTAAAAAAGCATAATGCCAGATCCTAAAAAGGGTACTGGTAAAAAGCCTAAAGGTTCTGGACGCAGACTTTATACAGATGAAAACCCTAAGGATACAGTAAGTATAAAGTTTGCTACGCCAGCAGATGCTAGGGCAACAGTAGCTAAAGTAAAAAGAATTAATAAACCTTATGCTAGAAAGATACAAATACTTACTGTTGGAGAACAACGAGCTAAAGTTATGGGTAAGTCACAAGTATCTAGTATATTTAAAAAAGGTAAAGCAGCAATAAAGAAAGCACACGGGAAAACAAATGGCAAATAAAATGGTTGATCCACCTAAAGGGTTTCATTGGATGAAGTCTGGTAAAGGTTTTAAACTAATGAAAGGTGACTATGTAAAACACCCTGGAGCTATAAGAAAGGCTTCGTTTGAAGTGCAAACTGTACATAAAGGAGGGAAAGCTAATGTACGTAATAAGAGCAGCTAATGGTAATATCTATCCGGTAGATCGATCAGTGTTTAGAATTGCTGAAGTAACCGGTGGTGGATACAAACTAACACACTTTAGTCCTAACGCAGCTTCAGTGGCAACTAACGCAGCTCCAACAGCAGCAACAGCTGGTGATGAGCTAGGTTATATAGGCAAATCAGGAAGATTTGTTGCTATAACAGAGGCAGCTACATAATGGCAAAGCAACATGAATTTAATTTTTCTAGTGCCACAGTTGATCCTAAAAATTCTATAAAAGCTGGATATGATTTAGAAACAAACAAGTGGCAAGCTACACAAGATGTAACACATTTTATAGAAGCGGTAAAGCAAGATAGGGATAAAGAGGCTTACTTTGGGAAAAGCAAAATGGGTTATCGTAAAATGGCTACTATACCTGATATAGTTGCTATTAAAATAAAAGAGGATTATGGTATTGATTTACACGATCCTGCATTTATGCACGATAAGGACAAGCTTAAAAAGTTAAAAGTTATATTAAAAATGGAATATCCTCATTTGCTCGTAAACACATAGGAGGGTATAATGACTTATACTGAACTCGTAGCTTTAGTACGTAATTGGTCTAATAGAGACGAAGAAGTAGTTAGTGATAACATTATTAAAGACTCTTTAAGATATGCAGCTGATAAGGCATATAGAAATCTTAGAGTTCCTCCTTTAGAAAATGTTGCAACTTATAGTAAAGCAGAACTAGAATCAGCTACAACTACTAATACACAACTACTAGCTAGTAAGACTGAAATAAAAGTTCCATTTGATTTAATTGAAATCATACAAATAAAAGAATTAGACTCTGCTGGTGGTGTAACTAGAGTATTTAATGAAAAGCTAGACGTTAGAACGTTTAACGATCCTACAGCAGAAAAGTATTTAGCTAGTAACTACTTTACTAGAGAGCGTAATTTAATATTTTTAACGCCTGGTTTTGGTGAGAATGCTTTTGGTAATACTTCAAACAGTGTTGAGCTACTTTACTATAGAAGATTGCCTGCGTTAGATGCTAAGTACGCTGTAACTACACTAAACTATAAAGCAGGTTTCTTAACAACATCTGGTGGTACTACTGCATTACACTTTGTTAATGGTGATACAACTAATGCTTACGCAACAGGGTCAGAGGCAACTACAGCTGATACAGAAAGCGCAGGTACAAACTCAGCTAACTATATTGGTACTGAAGTACCTAATTGGTTAAGAGATCAGAACGAACGTATACTACTATACGGAGCTTTGGTAGAGGTTTTTGCTTTTGTGCAAGATGATCAGCAAGCTGCTAAGTATAAGTTAATGTTTGATAATGAAATTAACGAACTTAATTCTGAAGATAGGAAAAGAAATTCTTCTGGTGGTAATGTACAAATAAATTTTAACGGAAGAGGGTTGATATAATGACAACACCAGCACGACCAGGTCAGTTTACAGGAGCGACAGACAATGAAGCTAATGGTGGTTTATTTACTGACTCAAAAATCGATGGGATACCTGATCTTGTTGCAGCAGACGTTGCATCTGCGCAAACTTCTGCAACTAATGCAGCCACCTCTGCTACTACGGCAACTACACAGGCAACCACAGCAACAACAAAGGCCACAGAAGCGTCAGACTCTGCAACTGCAGCAGCTGGTTCTGCAACTGCAGCAGCAGATAGCGCCACAGCAGCATCCGGTAGTGCCACAACAGCTAGCAACGCTGTGTCTTCTGTTAACACAAACGCGACAAACGCTGCTACAAGTGAAACAAATGCAGCAACTAGTGCTACAAACGCAGCGGCTTCAGCTTCGACAGCGTCAACTCAGGCCACAAA